ACCCGTATCCCACAGATTCAAAAGAAGAACCTACCCAGGGGGTGGGGGCCGGGATCACGCCCGCTTCTCCGTCGGCGCGACGGTCTTCGGCGCCCCATCGATGTCGGTCTCGTGCCAGATTCCCAGCGACATGCAGCGGTCCGTCTGCATGTGGTACCAGTTCCCGGCGTCATTGACCGTCACCGACTCGATGACAGCAGACTCCGAGCTGTGTCTGTTCCTCACTTTGCTGCCGCGGGCGTATGCCAGCTTGATGGTTTCACCTTTCGCCATTGCCTTGTCCTATCTGTCGAGAATCTGAACGCTGATCGACCGATCATCCGTCCGACCGTCGGCCGTGGTGATCCGATTGGTGGCCGTGTAGGTCACACCCAACGTCCCACCACTCAGCCAGACCGTGGTGGCAGTCGTGCTCTTGCTGTCCGAGTCCACGGCCAGGTCGGTATCAGCGCCATCCACAAACCATTCGCTGGTCGTGATCGTGTCCGACCCCAGCCAGGCAGACCAGTCGATGGAGTAATCCAGGACTGCGTCCGGGTCTTTGATCTTGCGGAATGTCATTAGGCAGACGCCATGGTCGCCGTAACAGTGACCGCCAAAGTGTCGCCATCATCCAGACCCTTATCACCAGCAGTGAAGGCCACCGCAGACACAAGAGTCCCTGACGTGCCGCCCTTAGTGCTGTTGGTGGTGATGAAGCCGCCGCCAATTGTGGTTCCGTTCGTGCTGATGGTGAACGTGGCCTTGGATGCAGAATTGTCCACTGACTGGCTAGACACACTGCCCATGGTCAGTGTCTGGCGCACAGACTCATCGTATGCAGTGACCTCAGCCCAACCCGCGTGGGAGGCCATGGTGTCGCCTGCGGCCACGGTAGGTGTTCCATCAGTCAGGCCCACATAATGCGCGGCGGTGTAGCTGGAACCCTTGTAGTACTTGTCCAGGATGTCATCCAGTCCCACGTTGGGGATGATGTTCTCCTCCTCGACCACCCACTTCAGGTTGCCGTTGCGGTCTCGCGCCTCGAATCGGTACAGGTGCTTTGCCTTTACCGCCGCTGATACGTTTGATTTAGACATGGCCTGCCCTCCGACAGAGACGCCTGAAGCGCCGTCAGTGCTCATTGACATGGTGATTACCTTTAGTGGACTGTGAACGTTCGGTTGTCGGGGTCCACGATGAACCCTCGAAGCTCCAGCTCGACCCGGAATGTGCGGTTTGCTGGTGTTACAAGGTCTCCCGCAATCGAGCTGGCTGTGATCGTGATGTTGTGGATGTGCGAAACCGGTATGCCCGCCTGCGCAGCGGCTTGCGCGATGAGCGCGCTGGCCGCCTCTACTGAAACCTGCAAGCTGGCCTGTGCCTGGGCACCGGCTGCGCTTATGGAACCGGCTGAGGCATTGACGCTGAACTCAGAAACGGCCTCCACAGTGGCGCTCATTCCAACACCAGCAGACGCGTCCAGAGACATGGTTGCGTCAATCGCTGAGCCAGTGGCCATGGTGGTACCACCTTCAACACCGGCCAGCATGGACGCCAGCGCCTGTGCTTCAGCGGATGCTGTGGCACTTACTGTGGCACTCACGACCATCGCTGCTGCGATCTGGCTTGCCGAGTCAACCTGCCCAGCCATTGCCTGGGCGTGCTCTGCCGATACGCTCATGGAGCCTGCTGAATTAGCCCCGGCTGATGCGGCAGCATCATGTGACGCGGTGGCCGTGATAGACGCCACGAAATCAGCGCGCGCCACCATTGAGGCCCCAGGCTGCGCGGATACCGGCATGTCAGCCAAAGCGGCTGCCACGGCGGTTGCCGTAGTGCCATGCTCAACACCGGCCGGAATAGACGCCTCAGCGGAAGCCAGTCCAGAAAACACGGAGGAATGGCTCGCTGACGCGATCATAGCGGCCGCTGATACCACCTCTGCCGACATGCTCACGCCAGCCTGCCCCTGCACCGCACCTGATGCGGTGATCTCTGTACCACCAGCCGCCTCGGTTACTGTGTAAAAGGTGCTCGGGCTTGTCTGGTTCCGATATTCTGTTTCAATCCAGCCTACTGGGCGCGCGTTGCCGTCTTTGGTCAAGCGCGCTTCATCGATAATCATGTCCCCGCCCGTGATTGGGCTGGAGTCCATGAGCCTGTTCAGCGATATTCTGTTGAAACCAGAATCCTGAAGCCGCCTGTTTGTTGTTCCGGTGTAGGTGATACCGTTGTGTATGGCTGTGTAATCAGACCCAATAGCGGTTTGTGTGGCGTAGATAAGTACCGGGTCGCCAATCGCAACTGAAGGAACCGATATTGGTCGGTCAAACGTTGAGCTGGTGTTCCGGTCGAACGCCTCAATGATGAGGGTGTCCAGCGCCCTTGTCAGGTGTATGGCGTAGTTGTCGAAAGCGTTTGCGCTTGCTGCAATACCAAAAGCAGCCTCATCAAACGGCAGCTCCGCTCCTGTCCCTACAAACCAGAAGGACTGCGTAAAAGTATCACCCGCTGACACGTCAGCCGATGTTGTGTAGCAGTAATCTGACCCACTACCAAAGCTCAGACCGTTCCCAACTACTGCCGCAGCAGCGCCAACAGTACCGGCCTCTGTCAGCGTTCCGTAATTACCCGCCGAATCAACCAGGTCCTCGCCGTGGTTGACAAGCCAGTAGTTCGACCAAACAGCATTACGCCCGTATGTGGCGCCAACAGCGTAATCGCTTCGGGCACCGTCAACGTCAATCTTTATAACAGTGTCGGCGCTACCAGAAAGGCTTGGAACCTTAACCCACAGTTCGCCCGTATCCGTGGCCGTGTTGCAGGTAACAACATCCCTGGCAAGCTCAGTCGTGCCGTCTGCGGCATACACACGAATGTCGCCGCCGCCGTTTGTTACCGTAGACCAGAATGCCGCTGGCATATCTGACAGATCGACCAATACAGGGAAGTCGCTGTAAGTGGCAGCAACCTTTGTATTGTCGATTGTTACATCAAACAGCGCCATCAGTGACCCAGAACGCTCAGGTAGTAGTCAATATCGGGGTCGCCCTGCGGCAACGGAAGCCCAAAGAAGCTCTCGCCGTGGTCGCCATGAGTGAGATAGTGCCCACGGCTCACCCACTTCTCGCGCCCGGCGCTGTAGCGGTTCCGGTCAATGTCAGGGTCATCCGGCAGTGCCATGCTGATCTGCCGCAGACCCTCCATTGCTGAGCCGAACACAACCCGGCCATTGCCACATGCCACGGCGCTGCTGTAGCTGGTGGTCGAATACCCATACTTTGCAGATCGCCCACCTCTACCACGGGCCAGACCTCGCTTGTCGTAAGGCGTCAGCGACCACTTGGAGCCATCGGGCGTGTACACATCTGGCGCGCCTACATCCCACTGCGACACAAATACAGTGCCTTCTGGGCCTGTAGTGCCATCGCTCACAGCAATCTTCAGGAACGTGCCGCGCCCCGGGACGTGCGGAATGACGACCTCGATGCGGCCATCAACCAGGTGAACCCGACGAACCTGCTCCTGCGCAGCGGAACCGTAATACAGCCAGTCACCCAGCACATACAACCCTTCAGGAGCCACTACGTCCTCGGCGCGCCTCTCATCCAGTGTGCCGGTGGTCTGCACCTGGCGATTTCGGTCAACAGTAGCCAGCGCGGCACCTTGGACAATGTGCCGAATCAGTGCGCCGGTTTTCTTGTCGTAGGCAGAGATGCGGTGCTCACCACGCACGGAAACGATGATTTCGTTACGCCACTCAACGCAGTCCCAGCAATCTGGAGCAAGAATGTGCTCTGTAATGGTGGGCGGTACAGCGTGCGATGTGGGGCTGAATTCCAGCTTGCAGACCCGGTTATTCTGAGAGTCAGCCACGAACATCACCACGCCAGTGAAGTGTGGGTGCAGGTTCCTCTCGCTCGGGATTCGCGGCTGGCTTTCGTCAATGGCGAACGTGTCTGAGTCCCAGCACATACCCCAAAGCTCATGAAAGCCGCGACGCTCAACGGGTATCGCGTCCCAGTTCCCAACCAGCTCCAGTTGCGGATCATCTTCCCAGTAAGTAGGTGGAGACTTGTGCCGATAACCGGCAAGCGTGACCACCTCACCAGTGTGCCGAACCTTGGTGACTCGCCACGGATCGAGCACATAAAGATTATCAATCGGGCCGGTCTCAACCGGGGCCGCTGTAGCAATCTCGATGTGCGTGGCCATCGTCAGGACGTTGCGCCCCCTTGGGCCGTCCAGCAGCTCAACCACAGGCAGCTTGGCAACGAAATCTGACCAGAAATAGTCCTGCTTCGTCGCAGTGGACAGAATGCCGTCCCTGTTCCGATTCAACCTGCGAGCGTGGCCTGTAACCCCGCCAGTGAGCATTTCCAAAAACACGGAGTTGTCGCCGGGTATCTCGCTGAAGTGCGGAAACTCCCTGCGGGGGCACGTCCACTCCTTCGGGTCGTGAACCGCTGGCACCCAGTCAAGATGGAACCATCCGTCAATTTCGTGGCTACCAGTAAACACCGGCACCCAGTCCTGCACAGGCAATTCGCCCCGCAGAACAAAAACTGGATACGGAACACTGGTTTCTTCCCCGAACTCGGACAGGTCGAGAACGTGCCAACCAGTAGCAAGGCCAGTCGTCACCACAGAAAACGTGCCGGTTTTGTCGCCGGGCTGCACTCGCGTGGCGGTGTGCGCTACGCCGTCGATGAACAGCGTGTACTCTGTGCCCTCTAGAGGCCTGCGACCACCTCCACCCGTTGTGCTCAAGTCCTGGCAATCGAAGGCGACTGACACGACATCTGTGCGCCACACCGTGAGCCTTGTTGCGCGGGTGTACCGGCTGCTCCCGTTCCACTCGTCAAAGTTAAGCAGAGCCGCCTCATTTACCGCCTTGCGGATTGCGGCAGGCTTTGTGCCTGGTTCCGGCTCGGGGTCCGGTTCGGGTTCCGGTTCCGGCTCGGGTTCGGGGTCGGGTTCGACCACCTCACCACTGACCACAATCGTCGCGTCAGGGCGAACCAGGGTATACACACCCGGCCCTTCCTTGGCGGCGCGCTCCATTGCCTCAACAGGCGAGCGGTGCCGAGACACAGTGACTCCATCACGCATCAGAATCATGTCTGGCTGTGTGATGTCGATAGCCATGCTCTACACCGCCGCCGTCACAACAAGATCAACGTAACCAGCACCGCTGGTCATTTGCAGACCATCAATCGTAATCAGGCCATCCACTGCGACCACGCCAGATTGCGCGCCGAACTGCCAGGCCGCCTGCGCAGCCGTGAACTGGCTCACATGCCGCAAGCTGACTGAGCAGGTCATGGTGTCTGGCTGGTCGGGCAGCTCGGGGCCGATGTTCTTCATGGCCACGTACTTCAGCGGCACCGTGATCTGCGTGGCAGTCTCTGTGATGCCAGAGTGATCCCAGCTTATCCCGCGATTGTGGTAGCCGCGCACAGCGCCATGATGATTGGCCGTGTTGTTCGTGATGACGGGCAGGACTCGATCCAGCGTTGCATCCTGCTTGCTGTCAGTGAACAGGCTGGTGCTGATCGAATAGCCCGATTCGGTGATGCCGTGACCAGAGTGCAGCCATACCGCAGAACAACTGATTTTGTGCTGCTCACAGAGCTGGATAAACTCAATGTCCCAGGTGCCGAGCGTGTCATCTGAACCGCCGCGCCATGAGAAATGCGCGTCCTGAGCCTTGTGCCACTGCTGCCGAAAATCCACCGCCGTGTACAAGGCTTCGTCCGTGCCCCACGACGCCAGCACCTTGTCCCGGTCATTCTTGGGAATGTTCACCGGCCCAATCAGGCAGTCCACAATGGCGATATTGTCCAGCAACATGCACTGGTGCATCACACCGCCGCCGCCCAGGCTTTTGCCTCTCAGGTGGATGCCTTTCCCGGTATCCACGCGGTCACCGTATCGGGTAACCACATAGTCCAGAGCACCACGAATCTGCGCGCCGTTGTAGTCTCCATGATCGGGGCCAGAGTAGACCCACCACCCGCCCTGGCAGAACGGGTGGATCTCGATGTGCGACTGGCTGAATTTGTAGGACGATGGGCCGGTTACAAAAACGCCAGACTCGTTATCATCCGGGTGCAGATACACCTGCAACCGGGCGGGAGTCTGCGGTGTGAACTTGTCATCACGCGGCGTCATGTATGACAACCAAATTGGCTGGCCGTCCGGTGTAAGTCCCTCGCCACCCTGCTCACCCAGCCAGAACTGCCAGCCTGAGCTGCCCACGTAAGGCGTGTCAGGCATTGTCACAGTGCCGACAGGTTCGGGTTCGGGTTCAGGCTCGGGTTCAGGTTCCGGCTCTGGCTCTGGCTCCGGCTCTGGTTCGGGTTCGGGCTCCACGGGGCCAACAGACCAATCTGGCACCACAACCGTGCTGTCTGGCTGGTGGATAGTGTAAACACCAGGCCCATTGCTGATCGCAGACTCGACAGCCTCCTTGCGCTTGACGTGGGTGCTTATCTGCACGCCGTCTCGCAGCAGTATCATGTCTGGTTGCGTGTCAGTAAATTGGCTCATGTCCACTTGCGCCCCGAATCAACGTAGAACTTGGTTACCGCCGCCGTAGCACCCCACACTGCGGTCACATACGACACCTGCTGAGTGCTGGGAGCATCGATGCCCAGGAACCAGTAGTGGGTGTCCACCAGAATCATGTAGAACATCCCGACGAACAGCCGCGGGAATATGCGGTAGGCGTCCATCCCCTCGGCGAGGTCAAGCACCAGCTTCTTCACCAGCGCGCCTTGCCCGGACGAACGTCCATGTGTGTGAAGGTGGTGTAATACCCCAGCCCACCGGGATTCAGGCTTTCGCAGAACTCGTGCACCACACTGGGGGGCACATGGCGCACCTTGAAATCTGCCGCCGTGCCCAGCAGGTGCTGGCTGTTCGGAGATCCACCCACTGCCCGATTGTGGTCGGGACAGCGGCACCCGCTGGTGATCGTGATAGGCGCGTCGAAGAAGTCACGCACCTTCTGCAGCAGGTCAACCAGATCCTGGTCGATGCCGTCGAATCCGCACCCGCACCGGCAGGCGAATTCTTCCTGTGTGAAGTTCTCGGAGAGTTTCACCTAGAAAGCTCGCGCTCAATCAGGCGGTCGATTTTGTCCTCAATGCGCTGGTTGTCCCGCTTCTGCTCCACACGCATCGCGTTCTGCTCGCTGCGAATCACTTCCAGCTTCTGCGTGATCCAGCCATCTTGCGCCTTTTGCTGATCCTCAATGCGGACAATCGCGCTTGCCTGCTTCTCCACATCCATCGCCACGGACGAAATGCGGTGCTCCAGCGCGCTGAAGTACGCAACGGCCCCAGCGGCCACGACTAGAGTCGTCACGATGTGGCCGACCGACACTGATTTTTCGAGGTGCCATTCCCGGCGTTCATCGCTCATCGCCTCTCCTTGAATAGGCACCCACGCGCACGCCCCAGTGGTTAGCCTGGTGAGCTGACGGCGGTGGGTGATTCGCTGCCGGAGTCTCCAGACAAGAGCAGCGAATAGGAATAAAAAACCCGCCGAAGCGGGAAAGACCAGCGGTGGCTGGTGGGGTGTTTGGTTGCGGGGGCAGAGTCGAACTGCCAGCGGTGAGGTTATGAGCCTCGTGCCGTGCCACCACTCCCGCCGTAATCGGAGCACAAAAAAACCGGCTCGGGGCCGGCTGTATATGTTCGAGGGAATCTATCCCATCATGGGAAAAAAGCATACCTCAGTGGGTAATCGTTACCCATGCACCAAAACTGCCAAAACTATTGGTATATCTGGCGCCGTACATGGCTGAAACCTATGCTCTCGAACGCCTCCAGGCGGGACACGGCCCGATCCACCAGCCTGGCATACGTCTTTGCGTAGGTCTTCCGCGTCATGCCAGCGATGCTGGCCGCGCGATCCTGAGTCATGGCCAGCCTTCCAGTGCCCCTGCAGGGCCCACAGTCCGTCGCTGAATCCTTTGTGAACGCCGTCCCGGTGCCGTGACAGTCGTCGCAGATTGGCCCGAGTGTCGCCTGCATCACAGCCACCAGCGCGAGACCTTTTGCGGTGTGCGCCGAGACGTCCTCGTCGCTGACCATCGCCTCGCCCAGCATCTGGAACGCCACAGCATCCACCAGCCTGGAAAGCATCGAGGTGTCCGCACAATACTTGAGCCGCATCAGCCAATAAGCCTGGCCATGCAACCCGGCCAGGGCCGCAGCGATGTCCGTCTGCGAAAGCTCGCCGGTCCCACCAAAACCCTCGCCAGTGATCTGCACCCCGTGCGCCGTCATCTTTGCCACCTGGTGTTCAACGCCCATGCAGTCACCTGATCTCGCGGATTGTGTAGCCCATGGCTTCCATGATCGCCTTCTTGAGCTTGTACACCGGCGTGGCCATGCCCTTGACGTCCTCGATGATCGTCTCGCCGTTCTCCTCATAAACGAAATCAGCGATGTACGTCGCGCGCCGGCCGCTCGGGAACCCCTGAGACTTGATCAGGAGCACCTTGTCCCCGCACTTCAGCGGATACCGGAGCTGCATATTCAGGTTCGATATTTTCCCGGCCTGTTGCAGCAGTTTGAGCTGAGAGTACCGGTATGCCTCTCTCTTTGAATCGAACTTGAACCCATCCAGCTCCACCGGCTGGGCTTTGTATTTGCCAGGCTTTGAGTAGGTCCGCATCAGTGCACGGCCTCCGCGATCAGCTGATCGAGGTACTTCCCACAGGCGTACAGTGCGGCCACCTGCCGGTTATGCACCCAGAAGTAGATCCTGCGCACCACCTCGGCCTCCAGCGGACCCAGCTGATTCGCATTGCAGTATTGTTCTGCCGTGATCCTTGGAGAAAACGCCGGACGAAGGTCACGCAAAACCACCAGCCCGGGTGCTGACTCGATGAGAAACTCAAGGCAATGGCGCGCCTTGCGCAGATCATCGACGCCGCCCTTCTCTGGCCACCGGCTGACATACTTCACAATGGTGTGCTCGATGCCGCCCATGTCATTGGCCGCAGTGAACTCGAACGGCTGGATCCGCATCTTGCTGTAGTGGTCCCCGCCCACCTGGTAGTTTCGCGCTTTCAAATCATCCCCCTGACCTTTTCCAGCAGTTCCAGCTCGGTGCCGAACCGCTCCTCCCACGTTTTCTTCCCGGCGTGAATCGCCACTCCGTGCCCGCCATGCTGGTGGTGGTCGGCACACAGCGGGATCGTCTCGAAATGGCTGGCCCGCTGGCCCATACCCACGCCGGTGGTGATGTGGTGGATACCGGCAGGGCGGCCACAAACGATGCACCCAAGACCAGCAACCCGGTCCAGATGCTCCCGCTCAGCTTTGTTTGCCCGCCTCTTTGCCATGCCTTTCCACCAGGTGTTCAACAGACTTATCGGCCGCAGCCGCGGCCTTGGCCGGCGCCGGCGTGTTGTGCAAGGCAACCAGGTAAGCCAGCTGCCAGAATTCCCTTTCCGTCACCGGTCCTGCACCGCGCTCATGGCGCGCGGGCTCCAGTTTGGGTTCACGTTGTCTTCGCTCGAGGCGCGCTTTATCTGTCCACCAGCCTGCAGGAACGCCTCAACATCGCGGGCAATCTGTTCGCGCTGGAGCTGTTTCAATGTGGCGTGGCTGGCTTCTGTTTCGTGCTGCATTTTGCTCTGCTCTCCGTATGTGGCCGGCAAACGATATGGGCTGAAGGCCGTGCTCTGCCCGGTGTTGGTGGTAAGTCAACCCGATCACCCGCTTGAAATAGAGGGCGAAGGCGCGGGGCTGGGTGAATCCGCAAAGCTCCGCGAGAAATATGGGCTCAGAGCCCGGGGCGTCCTCGATCGCTTCCCGTAGTCTCTGGGCCCGCTCCGCTTCCTTCAGCTTTTGGAAGGTCGTGCCAGCCTCAACCAGGCCGCGCGTGAGCGTGCGCGTTGACATGCCCAGGCGGCGGGCGACGGTCTTCACATACACCCGGGTCAGGTCACTGCGCTGGAGTATGTGCCTGGTGTCCTGTACAACGTTGTCGACGTTGATCGCTGGCCTGCCCATCAGTCGCACCCCCTGCCGATCTTGTTGCCCGTCCTGTCAGTGAACATCTGCCAAGGCACCCAGCGGGTACCACACCAGAAACCCCACTCACGCAGCACCGGCCCGGTGATGAAGATCGTCCACGCCGGCCCCGCCACCAGCTCCAGCCGGTGGGAAAAGCCGGGCGCCCTCACGACCGGCCACAAGCGATGCACCCAGCGCGTGATCTGTGTGTGCGGTTCGCTCGGGCGGAGTCGGTAGTGCTCGAGCATCCGGCCGAGCAGCAGGAAGGAAACCGACCACCAAGGATGGTCATGCAGGGCGCGGTCGTCGTCGCTGCCGGTGAACTTGTGCAGGTAGATGTTGAACCAGGGATTGCGCGGGATGACGTGCCACCGGCTCAGGTAGTTTTCCCCGATGACTCGGCTGGGGCGAATCATGCCGCCTGCTCCTCGAGGAAGATACGCTGCAGGCGCACCAGCCCCTTGCCAGTAATCATTGGAGTGATTGATTTCTTTAGGCCGTACTCAGGATGCTCGAACTGACCGACCTTGGATTGCATCAGTCCTTGGTCGATGGTGCGCTGGTAGGGCGTGTTCCACTTGTCCACCCAGCCGATGGTACGTAGCTTGGCCATGAGCCGGGAGCGGCCGGTACCAATGACCTGGGCTGCGTCGCGCACGCTGATGAAATCGTCACAGGCCGCCACCTTGTCGTGGAACGCAACCTTCGGCGCATCCGCCGCGGCGCGGGCCTCCAGCTGCAGTACGCGCTCTTCCGAGGCGATGGCCATCTGCAGAATCTCGAGCTTGGTCAGCTCCGGGCCGGCGCGCCCGGACTTCAGCTCCATGAAGGCCTTGACCAGACGCTTCTTGAATTCCCGGACCACATCGTTGTTGCGCATGTAGGTCAGCAGCAGCGTCGCTTGACCCTCGTTGAGCAGGGCGTACTCGGTTGCCTTGCCGTATCCGCCCTGGGGCAGCGCCGAACCCTTCTGGATTTCAAATCCAATTGGGCCAAACTCGCGCAGGTCATCGATGTTGTCTCGGATCAACCTGATCACCGATGCGTGCGGATTGCCGACGCCCTCAGCAATGATCAAGCTCGAGGCCACGGCCTCCCCGTTTTGTATTAGCACGATGTTGGTCATGCGGAGTCCTCGTTGCTCTCTATTTCGTGTACTGGCGTACCAGAATCGAACCATTCGCTTCTCAAATGATGGGCTCCGAACTGTCTGTGAAGCGACCGCTCATGCGCGAACTTGTCACCGACAGCAGGGATCTTCGCTACCAAGTCCAGAGGCTCAGGATTTCCAAGATTCAGCTCCCGTAGCCTGGACTCAGGCCTCACGCTGATTCCGATTTTGAACCTGCCAGAAAATCGCTCGCGCGCGACGTAGATAAACCGATCTGCCTGAAGGTCATCGATGTCAATCGATGCAATCAGCTCTATAATTTCGGAATGGAACTGCTTTGGAAGGGATGACACGAAATCGGCCAAGACTCGGCTTACTCGGTCGGAACGTATCCGGGCAAGTATGAACGCGGCCTGCGGTGGCGAAAGGACTGCAACGTACCTCTGCTGCCCGCCCCCATTGGTTTCCAGCCGGTCTATCCTGAAATTCAGCGGGCCATAGGCCTGCAGCGCCTCACAATGTCCACGGACCAACTGAATGACATGGCGGTGAGGGCGACCAAGGGCTCGGGCTACCTCGAGACTGGTTGTGCACTGAGCTCCCGCCGTCGACGCGAGTCCTGGCAGGCTCATGCGGGCTCCCTCCAGGCTTGCTGGTACTCGAGGCCGGCGCTGGCCGCCAGCCGTTGCAGGTAGGCAGTGCGATTTCCCTCGGCGCGCTCCCAATCCAACTGACACCAGCGCACAAACAGGGCCGGCCAGTTGTTGTGGCAAATCCCCTGGCTGCTGAACCAGATCACGAAAATGTCACGGGCCTTCGCCGGGATGTCCTCCGGCACCCCAAGGCTGGCCAGCTCCGACAGGCAGGGCGCCGAGGGTACCCAGTCGCTGGGGATTGGGGCGCCCTGCTTGCTGATCACCGCCTGCAGGTACGGCACCGGGTGGTCTGGTTGGTCGACAAGGCAGATGATCAGCGCGTCCAGCACTCGACCCGGCCCCACTGCGTTGATGTGCTTCTGGAGAATCTTCCGCGCTTCCTGGTAATCAACCCCAGCTCGACGGAGCATTCGAGTCCCGTGCTTGAATATCCGGGTTTCGACGTCAGGATCGTTGTAGATCACCGACAACTGGTCCAGCGTGGGTGCCGGTTGCGAGCCGGGCGCGTCAGCGCCTGACACGTAAGTGTCAGATGTTAAGTTTTCTGTACTCTGTACTCTGTACTCTGGGGGCGTTACCTCGGCGCTACTTCGGCGTTGCTGTAACGTTTCATCTACGTTTCCGTGTAACGTTACATCGCCGTTACCGGACCGTTTCTCGGTTTTCTTCTTCTCCCGGTGCCGCCGTACTCGCTCAGCAGATGAGTCCGATTTAAACTGCCGATCTTCCCACCCCACTGGCTGACAATGTTCGTCGATCAGGTTCTCTTCCTGCAGCCTTCGTCGTGTTTCTGACCACTCCGCAGGCGTCAGGCGCAGCTTGGCCGCCATCACCCTATCCAGCTTTTCGCCCGCGAACTGGTCGAGCACCCCCTGGCTTTTCAGGCTGAGAATGCCCGTGTAGTACCAGCGATCAGCGGGCGACAGCAGTATCAGCTTGGGGTTGTCGAGAATGTCGTTGTGAACTCTGAACCACGTACTCATGAGAAGCTCCTCGGCATCAAGCCGGCGACCGTCAGACGCTGCCACCAGCTGTAGTGCTCCTCGGCGCTCATACCGAGTACCGCGTGGGCGCCGTGCCGTTTCACGTCATCGAGCCGGGTGATGTACTGCAGATAGTTCCAGCGGTCATCGGGCGACAGCTTCGTGAGCCGTTCGTCTCGCAGGATCTCGGTCAGCCCAGGCCCCCTCGGCGAACACTCGCCTGCCATGATCTCCGCCAGCCACCGGATCACGTTTGATGCCTCACAGGGCGCCAGGCGAACCCGCACCAGCTCATCACCCACCAGCAGACCAACAGGCACATGCCCTGTCTGCTCATCCACCGGCAGCACAAACTGGAGCTTGGCCTCGCTGAAGTCCGCGGCGCTCATGCAACACCCTTGAGGCCGGGGAGGTTCAGCTTCTCCATTCGCTTGAGCATCTGGGTCATCTGCTGTTGCGCCTGGATGAATTGCCGCTGCAGCTCCGCAGCTTCGTCCTCGGGCTCTACAGGCTGTGGGTCCGCATAGCCGCATTCGCGGCTGATATATGCCATTGCCGTGTGAACTCCCTTCTTCCGGCCTTCGGCCAGGATCCACAGCACTTCGGTGGGATGCAGCTCTTGGGCGTGAGCGCCGTTCAGGCAGTTCGCCAGCTTGCGCCCCGCCTGATCCGCTGGCTGCGAAGGCCAAAGCTCAACGCCGACGCGCTTCATGCCACCGAGGGCTGTGATCACATGGGTTAGTGCCGCATTCAGGTCTTCGTGGAACAGCTCTTCTTGCATCGGTACGACCTCGTCTTATGTCGTCTTAAATCGAATTTGAGGTATAAAAAAACCGCTCACGGGGAGCGGCCGGATTACGCGGTCTTTTTTTCTTCCCGCCCCAACAGTTGATCAGCGGAGTACTTCCCTTGCAGCCTTTCGATCGTTTTGCAGTAGTCTGTCTCTCCGGTCCACTCAGTGCGCGGGAGGCCGTTCTTCGTCCACTTCCTCACGGCTTCGTAGCTTTTCCCGGTCTCTGCCGCCACCCGCCTGATACCACCAGGGATCAGGGCAATGGCCTGTAGAAGTGTCTCCCGATTCATTTGTAGGGCCTCGCTGTTACCTTCAGCGAGCAAAGTACAACTGATAGTTGGCTTTTGTCAACAACTGACTGTTGTAGTAACGAGTGCAAACATACACATATGAGAAACGACAAAGAAAAACTGGCTTTCGGACAACGACTCTGCGAGGCCTTGGACGACAAAAAGGTGCCGAAGCGGTCCCGGGCTGGAACGCTGCGCAAAGTCACTGGGGTGACCTCTCAGGAGGCCGCCAGGAAGTGGATCAACGGGATGTCAATTCCATCAAAAGGCAACCTGGCAGTGTTGGCAGGGTGGCTCGGCTGCCGCGAGGAGTGGCTGGAATACGGCGTCAGCCCGAAGCGGGCTGTTCATCCGGATGACTCTGAAGTCGAGCGACTTCTCGGAGAAGTACGCGAGCGGCTCCTGGGCTTAGATCAGGCAAAGCGGGACAGGCTGATGGATGCTCTGCGGCTTCTGTCTGAGTAAACGCATCGAGATAATGGATCGCCTCGGTTAATTCTTGAACGTCCATGTTCCAACCCTTATTGGTGTTTCTATGAAATTTAAACCCGCCCTCCGCAACCGTCAAACCAGACCCGGCAGGACGTGTCGCATATTTGTACACGTTTCTTGGCCTTTCATAACACTGGCTGCAGCGTCCTTTGTGGTGTTGGCTGGCCATGCCTCGGCGTCCGACCAGGCTTCGATCAATCGAGCAACCTTCGAGGGGCAATGGCCGTTCACGGTAGACTCGGGCGTTGTCAGATGCACCCAGGTTGAGTCCGTTATATTCATCCACGATCGAAAAAGTTATGCGCTCAACGGACTGGCTCGAAGTGATGGAATTTACAAAGACGTTCGTGAAATATGGGCAGACAACCCGGCGGAAGGGGCGCAGGCCGGACAAAAAATCGACCTATCACCGGTGATCCGCCTGGGGCTGTCTCTTTGCGACTGAAGAGAAACGCGCGCACACACCCGGCCTAGTGCCGGTTTTTTTTACACTATTTCAAGGAATCCAACTTTCAGTTGTTGACAAGTGCAACCGCTAGTTGTAGTTTTTGCTCATGCCCATCCAACAAGGAGCATGGCAATGTACGACGTCAAACACCTCTGCAATCGTTCTCAAGACGAATTCCCCACCCCAACAATGACCCATGTGGCGTATCTGGCCGGCGTAATGACCGGCACCCTCATCAGCGTGCTGATCGCCTCGATGTACCTGGTCGCAACGTCATGAGGGGCCTCGTATACCGGCGGGTCAACGCGCACTGGCACCACTTACGCACCCCGGCTGGAATGTACTTCGCCACCAGCAGAGCGGAGGTATTCCGCAAGGCCGGGCTGCCAGAGCCTGTGTCGGGCGGCCACCGGCTTTCCGCCCAGGTATCGGACCGGCAGCGCGATCTGCAGGAGTTCATGCGTGAGGAGCAAGCAGCAGCCTTGCGGGCCTCAGAAGTGCAGCGTGGGGCTCGCCATGTTCTTTCGTAGCGCCACCGTAAACCAACCCACAAAAAGGTAAGCAACCATGGAAATTGAAGTATCAGAAGACGGGTTCATCAATGCGCTGCGTTCGATCAACGGCGGCGCCCTGGTGGAAGAGCTGGACCGTGAATTGATCAAGGGCGTCCAGGCCATATTCGATCACGGCGGATCCTCGGAGATAACCTTGAAGTTCAAGGTGTCCCGCATCCCGGGCATGGAGAAGGCGGTCAACATCCGCCACAACGTCGCGGCCAAGCACCCCCAGGAGGAACGGCCGGCCAAGGCAATGTTCATCACGGCAGGTTCAGGCCTGTCCGATCAGTACCAGGAGCAGCAGGGGCTGCCACTGGGCACACCAACCGAGGCAAAGCGTCCCTCGCTCAGCCCCATTTCACACATCAAAGGAGATAGCGCGTAATGGCTGACCAAACCGAATATCAGGCCGCATTCACTGCAGGCATGGGGCAGAGCATCATTTCTGAAGTCATCGAGGGCGTCGAGCATGTCCTGGTGCCGCCGGGCTGCTCCCTGCAGTCCATGGAGAAGCTGCTGCCGAAGCCGACCCGGATCAAGGCCAGCCCAGAGTTCAACGACTGCGCCGGTTTTGTCGACTACACGGAAGAGTTCGCCGAGGAAGGGTCCCGCATCTTCGTTGATCAGGGCGACCGCCGGTTCTTCACTGTGTTCGACTCCCACGCCAAAGGCCAGCCCGCCTGGGGTGACCACTCAGCATCCCTGCAGATGAAGCTCTCGCCGGAGTGGAAGCGCTTCAAGGCGGCGGACGGCCAGAAGATGGCGCCCATGGAGCTGGCAGAGTTCATCGAGGAGAACCTTGCCTACTTCCGCGGCCCCATAGAGGGCGCCGAACTGCTGACCATGGCCCAGAACCTGAAGGTTCAGCTGAAGGGTGATCTGCAGGTCGAGCACAGCACCCAATCAGGCCTGCGCCACCTGCAGATCAAGGACGACAGCGTGCTGACCGGCAAGTCTGGAGCGAAACAGCTGGCATTCCCGGAGAAGGTGGAGCTGGGGCTGCGCGTGTTCGACAACCACTCTGTCTACCCCATCAGTGTGTTCCTGCGGTACCGGGCGGCCAAGGAAGGTATCACCTTCTGGTTCAAGATCCCGGACCCCCAGGGAATCGAAGAAGAGGCATTCAACCAGGTCATCGATGAGGTGCGCGAAGAGACCGGGCTGAAGACCCTGAAAGGCCGCTTCGAGGGGCCGCGGCACAAGTAAGCGCTCCCATTCACAGAGAGGAACGATCGATGAACCGAGAGTATTACGCAAAGGGCGTGGCGGCGGCCACCGCGGCAGTCGTGGCCGGCAAGCGACCGAAACAACGGCAGGAAATATTCGACAGGGTGCTGACCAAAGTGCGCAGCCAGGGCATCAGCGCCGAGGCGCTCACCAAAGCGGTGGAGCGCAGCGAGAAGAACGCGGCACGCCGCAAACAGTAGGAGACTCGCCCGCCGGTATGGGGGCGCTTTTTAAGGAACACCAATGAAAAACAAACTCACCGACCTGAATAACCACCTGTTTCTGGCGCTGGAACGCCTGAACGATGAGGACATCGAGGGCGAGGATTTGAATGCGGAGATCCAGCGCAGCAGGGCGATCGCCGGGGTCGCGAAGAACATCGTGCAGAACGCCGCGCTGGTTCTCGAGGCCGAGAAGTTGAAGCGCGAAACTGGCGCTGTGGCCGAGGTCTTCGGCCTGGAGCAGAAGTCGTGAGGTTCAAGTACACCGCTGAGCAGCTCGATTTCCTGCGGGACGGCTACCAGCGTATGGATGTCTCAGAGCTCACCGAGGCGTTTAACCGGCAGTTCGGCACCAGCAAGAGCAGGGTTGCAATCAAGTCGGCGCTGTACTTGAACCTCACGAC